TCCGTGCTAGACATAAGTGCGGTGAAACGAAATCAAAATTAGGAGCACAATACTGGGCTTGCCGTAAACTATGGGCAGGACCAAAAGGATCAAAGAAATCATGCCCACCAGGCAGAAAGTGTAAGTATTGATATGAAATTCAAACAACTCAGAAGATTGATCGAACAATATGACCTATTCCACACCATCAATGAAGGTGGTAAAGGAATGATGGTTCCCGGCTTGAACAGCAATCAAGCATCTGACGGTAGCGTTGGATTGCATGAACTGGATAAGCCAGAAATGATTGAGCGCATCAATGCGTTCATCGCTGCATTCCTGTCCAATGTCCCACAAGCAGGAACATTAGATCCACGCGGCTTATTGGTTCAACTTCGTGTAGAATTGAATAAGATTGGTTTGGACTTCAAGTATGATGGTAAACACTATCCACAAGAACACATGGAATTCTCTTTGACCCAATTTGGTGGACGCAAGGGAATCGATAACAACGCTAAGAAACTTGAAGATGATGGCATTGAACATCGTCTTGGTCACAAGTTAAAACTTGTAATGGATATGAATCACCCACCAGAGATGGGATTCCATAAAATTGAAGCAAAGGTTGTTTCTGGAGAAGGTGCGGGAGAACCATCACACGATGGTGGTTCCGAAGCAGCATCAACCTATAAACAGGTCAAGGAACAAGTAAAAAAAAACTGAATGAAGAGAAAGACGCCTGTTACTATAAGGTAAGAGCAAGATATGATGTTTGGCCGTCAGCATATGCTTCAGGTGCATTGGCAAAATGCAGGAAAGTAGGTGCAGACAATTGGGGAAACAAGAGTAAGGATTAATAATGGAACTTTTGGTTATGGATGTTTATAAAATAAATGATGATAACTTTTTGATGTTTGCAATGAAACACTACGATAATCCGCAGTGTAAAAACATTGAAGAATTTCACGAAGATATGAATAGAATTAAATACCTGAAGAGATTGTTTAGAAAATATAAAACATCAGGTATATTACGAGAGAGATTGATACTAAACCATTTGATTATATTCACAAATGTATTTGGGATAGAAGCGGCAAGTAGATTACTTTTTTCTAGAATAGAAGAAGATCTTCACACATATCTTAAAACTTTTCTTGTATTTCTTAACAGCATGCCAGAAAACATCCCAGAAGTAGACTTAGTAATGATTCCTTTAGATAGAAGAATAATAACGAGACTCAGAGAAATTAAATGAATAAACAACCCGTATATCTTCTAGAAGATCTCCGTAGGTGGTTCAAGGAAAAATGGACCGCTCAGGATGGTTCTCCGTGTGGAGCATATGAGGGAAAAGGAAGAGTCAAATGTCGCCCATCCAAGAGAGTATCAGGTAAGACTACAAAGACCTGGGGCGAAATGGATAAAAAAGAAAAAAGAAGTGCCATACGATTGAAGCAAAAGGCTCATCGTAGGGGACACCAATTTAGTAGCCACAAAACTGGCGAAACTTGGAAAGGTGATAAGTATCAACCCGAAAAAGTTAAGTCTACTGTGAAAGAGTCTGCTCAAATTAAACCAAACAAAGCAGAAATGAAACAAATAATGTCATATCTAAAAGGATCTATCAATAATCCTAATAGATTTTATTATCTTTTGCTCTTATCTGGTATGAATGGTTCTAAGGCAAATAGTTTATTGTTTGATTTAAAGAATCCAAATCTAAGAACATCTAGTCCGATATTTAGAAAAAGATTGTTAAAACTGCTAAAGTCTATAATTGACGCCATTACAAAAGATCAACTGCTCTACAATAGAGTTCGTTCAATGGCACTAAGTGGTAATCTTTCTCTGCATGAGCAAGAGGGTGCTGCCACTGGTGGCGGAGATGCTGGTGGGGAAAGCGGTGGAATGGGTGGAATGAGTGTCGGTGGTGGATATATTGAAGGAATGCCAGACGCTACACCACCAGAACAAACTTCTGGTCCTGCTTGGGGTTCTTCACCACCACCAAATAAGAAAAATAGAAAGCGTTTAGTGAAACAGTATCGTGACTTTGCCAATTTACACAGGAGACAACCATGATCCCTACAGAATTAATAAGTATGATTGGAGGAGGAGCAACAGGATTCCTCTTCAAATTTATGGCACAAAAGAGTGCCGATCAAAAGCAGATGTTTGAGCAATTGATTAAGGCAAATCAACAAACAACTGAGAACCAAGACAAAGCAGTACAAAGAGTATCAATTGATGCGGGACGAGTTGTTCGTCAAATCATCGTATTGACTGTTCTCTTTGGTGCCTTCGCTGCTCCATTCATTCTTCCATTCTTTGGCGTTCCAACCTTCATTGAAGTTGATGTCAAGAACCCAGAGGGATTGTTTGGTTTAATCCCAGAAACTTCCAGAAAGGTATTCGTTGAAGTCAACGGATTCTTCTGGTCATCTGAAAATAGACAAATTCTTCTAAGCATCGTTGGTTTCTACTTCGGAACCGCTGCTGCAACACCAAGTAGATCATAAGGAGTAACACATGAAATATATTACAATACTATTCTCCGCTTTGGTGCTTGCTGCTTGTGATACCATGCCAGTAATTGTACCGGACAACACAAGCGATAATGTGGTAATGATGCAATTGAAGGATTCGATTTCACAACCAGGTCCAACCCCACCTTCATTTGGTTGGGTTATTTGGTACTTCCCAGTAGCAGTAATCTCTATGATGGCTGCTTGGAGATACCTGATAAAGAAACCAGTGGTATGTGAAGAGGATAAAGATGGTGATGGTTTCGTTGATCCGCAAAAACCAAAACAATAATAAATAAGTAAACTGCGAATTCTTGGTTATGTTAAATCTTTTTGGGGGAGATTTTCATGACGAAAAAAGTAGAATCGCATGGCACATGCGAAGTATGTGCCAAAGCATGTGAAGATGCTAAAGATAATGTAAAGAAACTTCAAAAGAAGTTGCAAACGATGACTATTGTTACTTGCGTATCCATCACGCTCGGTGGAGAACAAGTAGCAAAGTCTATCGTTTCTTACATTACTTCATTTAATGAAGCAACAAAAGCGGCTGAGGGTAAAACACCAACAGTCAATAAGGACGACAAGAAGGAGGATGGAGATGGCAAAATAGCCATCTCCCCCTTTCGCGGTCCAGCATATAAATTTGGCTTAAAAACAAATATCAAAGAAGATATCAAATATAAACCAGAAGACGAATTGGCGCGATTTGCTAAAAAACCAATACAACAAAAACCAATACCAGAAGAAGCAGTGGCTATAGTGCCCCCTTCAGCCGAATCTGTTGCTATAGCGAAAGCCCTGTCAAATGACACACAGTTAGGAATAATGGGTGGAATCGCACAAACAGACTGGCGAACCGTCCTATTGACGCCTAGCACCCTTCCTTTCGATGTATACAGCACCACCGTTGGGTTGGGTTACAACTATGGATTTGGTGAGTACTATGGACTGGGTGAAGCCAATGGGTACTCTGCTGGCCCATCCGTACCTTCCCCCTCATCATTATCAGTATTTGCAATTGCACAATTATTCAATACAAGAAAGAGAATATAACACATGAATCGACTACTATTGGCTTCTATCGCATCATTTACAATTTCAGCATCGGCAAGTGCTGGACTTGTTGACGGCAGTTTTGAATCTGCCGACCCGTGGGGATACTCATTCTTTAATGGAGGATATGATACTCCGTGGCTAACCACAGCCCCAGATAATCTTATCGAAATCTGGAACGGTCCAAACATGGGCGTATCTGCATATCATGGAATCAACTTTGCAGAACTTAATGCAAACTACTCTTCCGCTCTGTATCAGGATGTAAATGGATTGGGTGATTCTCAACCAATCAACTGGCACTTTGCCCACCGTGGACGCGATGGAGTAGACACCATGCGTCTTACCATTACAGACTTGGGCGCAGATCAAGCATGGGGTGGTGGTGACGATACTACCCTACACACCGCTCTATACTCAGATGGAAATGCCGCATGGGGTGTATATTATGGAACCATCACTTCTATTGGAAATCTAACTCGATTTTCATTCGAAGCAATTAGTGCAGTTGGTGGTAATACACAAGGTAATTTTATCGACTGGTGTGATTTTGGACCAGGAGTTGTAATTCCTACACCCGGATCACTGGCTCTGCTTGCAATCGGTTGTATTATTACATCAAGACGCAGATTCGTTTAATTTAGAATACAAGTACTTACAGATATAGTACGAATCAACAATATCTGACACCGGACTAGTAATATCCTTCTTGTCCGGTGTTATTATTGATTTCAATAGCATATTGTTTTCAATAACAAATGCATCATACATTTTTTCTTTATCCGCATTACCTTTGCCAGTTGCATACTTCTTCACCTCTGTTGGTGGCATAATGCTTAATGGTATCCCTTTTTGATAAATCTTGTACTTAAGAACACCAGTATTTTCAGCAATGTGGAAAACTTTACCTTTGGCACCATAAGCATATCCTTCCAATGCAATAGCAGAACAACCCAGAAGAACTTCCATTGCCCAATCTGCGATTGTTTCATATCTTTCGATATCACAATCCCAATCAAGGAATGTTTCTCCTATGATGTTACTGAGATAACTGTTAGCGTACTTTTTGGTGTCTGTAAGGTAGTAAAACGAACACTTGTTGAACGCGAAGGTTCCCGTTCCATTGAACACACAAATTGCGGGCCCAGTTAAGGAATAATCTATACCAGCGATTACCATACATCATATGTATTCTGCTTGTAGACACTTATCCCCACACAATCTGTTGTCTTAATCTTTCTATTGATTTAAGACGATCCGCTTCGGGATTCGATCATGTGGGGACACAATTATTTATGCCACTTTATTAAATAAAAATCCCGATTTTTTAGATCGGGATTTCATTCACTTCTTGTTTTTCATATATGTGTTGATTTTGTCTTCCAAACTCCGAACCCTCTGATATAGAGCGGAAATACTATCATTAGAATTTTTACTTGATTCATCCATATTTCTTTGTAATGCTTCCGCTTCTCTTTGCATTTGATTATAAACATCAGTAAATCTCTGGTGTTCTTCTGCTGCTTCTTTTTGTCTGCGGAGCTTTTTGTTTTCACTTTCCGCTATAAAAAACAAAACAGTCATGAAACCAAAACTACCCAATAGTAACCAAACATAAAACATTGCATTACTCATATCAAGTCTCCTTAAAAAGTGTTTTCATTCGCTTTGCAACCCATTCCGCCACGTTGACGGTTACTGCGTTGCCCATTTGATTGTATCTTGCACGATCTGACAAACCATCTGTCCAACCATCAGGGAATCCTTGTAATCTTTCCCATTCTAATGGTGTCAAATATCTAACCGTATTCTTATTTTCCATCACCAATACACTAGATCGTTGTCCAACATCAAACAGATTTAATGTATTGGAATACTCAGTCTGTACCCATGTTTCAAAATCTTTATTGCTTTGTGCTTTTCTAGACTTTCTTATGGCTTCTGGGTACTGCTCAACATATTCGTCAAACAGTGGGCTAAAGGTGGATACAGGGTTTTTCCCATTCGTTGCCCTCGCTCTAGTATCCCCTCGCATGTCGGTATTGAGATCCAGTACTTCTGAGGCGCGTTCTCCTCTAAGATCTGCAACAACGAACACTCGTTCTCTTCTTTGGGGAATACCGAAGTATCTACTGTCCAATGTTCTCCACGCGATAGATTTAGGACTCCACTGCTTGACCATTTCATTGAGAACGATTCCGAAATCTCTTCCGTTACTGCTTGTGAGCATTCCGGGGACATTTTCGACCACCACGAAGGATGGTCTGGTTGGCATGTCTCTGACGATTCGAATAAACTCATAAAATAATCCTGAGCGTTCTCCCGCTAATCCTTTTCTCTGTCCACCCGTAGATAGATCCTGACAAGGGAACCCACCGATTACGACATCGACTGGACTGGCCTTGAGAGGATCTATCGTTCGGACATCTTCGTATATTGTAGCGTTTGGGAAATGCTTTGCAAGTATTTTCCTGCAACTTCTTTCCTTATCGCATGCCCAGGAAATGGAGAATCCTTGACGCTCGAATCCGAGATCAAGGCCTCCAACTCCTGAGAATAGCGATCCTACCTTCATTTAGTCAAGTCTACGATTTCACACTTATCGCCACTGCAAGCGTAGGTTTGTGTACCAGCAGTGTTGTCTTCCTTCTCATACTTCTTGAGTTGACTCCAATCAACACTCTTTGGCATCTTTGCAAGCATTTCTTCATATTGCTCCTTTGTGCAATCTTGATATGGTGCTTGACGGTAACTGTGATCAGAATGTGGCAAGAAGGAAATACCACTAATCTCATCAAAGTGCTTGTAAACCCATGCTCCAACTTCCACCCATTCATGTTCCTTCACGGTGATGGTAACTGATGGCTTATGCTCACACCAGTTGCGTTGATACACCAACCAAAGTTCTAGTTGCTCAATGGCGGTCATATCATTTCGGGTGATAGAACCTTCTGCTTTCATTGGGAAAGAGAATACCATTGTGTGTTCTGGCTTCATAACGCATGGCTCATGTGGGAAGCCAAGATCCACCATAAGTTTACAAATTGGATCTTTTTGGTCCGCACGAACAGTACGGATATAATATTCGGCGTGTCTGGCGTGAATACCAGATGCGGCGTCTACCAGTTGCGAGACTGTACCCGATGGTTTTACACAGGTGATGGCAGCAGCAGAATTGATTCCTAGACGCTTTGCCCATTCCTGATTGGTGCTGATCGCTTCTTGCTTCAATGTGCCTAAAAGATCACTGCTTGGATTTTGCATCATCTTGTTATCAAGAATGCCAGTCAGGGATACACCAAGAAGTGCTTCTTCTTCACAATTCTTCTTCCATTCGCTTGAGAGGTATGGGAAGTTTGTGAGAGATGCTTGCCAAGTGCCGAGAATGGCAGCCAAGCGAGTCTTGCGCTTTAGTGATTCTGTTGTATCCTCTGTACGAACAACAACCTCAGTTAAGTTGCAGAACTCACGATCACGCAGAATAATCTCACTGCATGGGTTTGTACCAAACTCAAAGTTCGGATCACGACGCTCACCTAGACGAGCAACGGTCTTCTTTGTTGCATCACGGTTAAAGATACCACGCTCACCACTCTTACTGTTGTAGAGAGATAGCCATTCTTCCATGAATACACCAATCTCTGGACGCTCTGTATAAACGGCAGAGTTGTTTGCCAAGGCGCGTTGTGGATTTGCTTCCCACCATGCACCTGTCTTGGCGTTTCTCATGCGGTCGTCCGAGAGATTTGATAGGCTAATAAGAGCAGATCGACGGACTCCTCCGACCACGACAATCTCCGCAATCTTGCAGACGATATCATGGCATTCAATTGAGGTAAGTTTGCGCCCTGCCGCTCTCTTAAAAGTATCACAGGTGAATTGGAATAGATCTTCGAGAGGCTTTGGACCTGAAGCTCTCCCTCCAAATGTCTTAAGCCGCGCACCAGCAGGTCGTACCTTAGATACGTCCCATTGTGGTATTTGACCTCCAATGAGCAAGGAGACAAGTTCCTTATAAGCCTTAGCCCAACCAGCCTTACTGTCCTGTACAATGATAGTGGTATCTGACTGAGTGAACTCCTCAGCGATTGTTGGGAGTTTCTCGACGAATTGCTTCTCGACACTAAAACCCACACCAGTACCGCACATAAGAATATATAAAATTTCATCAAATGCCCTCACACGGTTTACTGCCACATAAGAACAATTATAGCCGGCAGTGTTGTCCCGCAGTAACGCTTCACCTGCCGTCATCAATGATCTCATACTTGGCATAATTTCTAAATTTAAAACTGCTTGGCGCAATTCCTCGCGCTCTTCTTTTGTAATTTTAACCTTCATTCCCTTGAGATGTTCATCAAAAAAATTAAAGTAGCGATTCACAGTTTCTTCCCAAGTTTCTCTGCGACCTTCTTCCTCAAGCCAACGAGAGTAGCGAGAAAGGTGAATAAAATCTTGGTAAAGTGTTGGTAAGTTTTTCATATATTTACATCTCCTATGGGTAATATTATAGTACGAGACACTAACTTGTCAATTCTTTTGGTACGATATTTAGTGTTTAAATTAAAGTTCGTTTATGCTTGCTTCAGCAAAAATTCTAATTGTTTCTGCTGATGTAAAGTTATTACCATCACCGGAAGCAACTGTTATTTGTGCAGTTGTTGCTGAATAACTATTAACAAAAACGCTACTAACTTTTCCACCACGATTTGGAGTTACTGAAGTACCATCAGACGAACCCGCTGTTGCTATAATTCTTGGTAAACGAGTTGCGGGATAAGGATATCTAAATGTCCAAGTGGAACTTGCAACTTTATAGTCACTAGTTGAGGTAGTTAATTGTTCAGTATAGTGTTGTTTTTGCAGTCTCATTGGAGCCGCGGCATTTGCAGATGAACCAAAGACAGCCAATATAGTTCCGCTTGGGGCAATTATATCGTCAATTATAATAGAAAGATTAGCGGAAACGTCATTGGTTCCTAGGAAAGATAATATTGAAAATGCGCTGGCTGCTTTATGATTCAATCCACGTATATCAATATTGATTTTATCTGTAGGTGCAGAACTATTACCAGCATAAAGCATGACACAACGATGGGTGCTTGGAGAGGAACCTTTATTTTCCATAGTGTTATTGTGCATAATCAATTTAAAATCTTCAGTGATTTTATCAACATCAAGGTACACACAACCAGCAGAACTGCAATTACCATATGTTATTAATTCACAATTTTGTATTGTAAAAGTTCCACCCACCACTTCGCTACCCCATATACAGGAACCATCATCAGACAATCCTAAATCACCAGCACCCAATAATGTACTAGTTGGTCTTCCATATATCTTACAATTTTTATATGAAACATTTCTACCGGCCATGTTCGCATGTTGAATTATGCAATTTGTATATAAGACATCATCAGAATTGCCGTGCATATCAGCGGCACCCACTCCCAATTCTCCATCATTTTCTAAAATGCAATGATCTATGATTACATTTCTAACAGGAGGCCCCAAACCACCACCCATAGCAATACAATGACGATCACTGTACAATGAACAATTACTAACCGTAATTTTTTGCGAATTAAGAAAGACTATAGGATAAGAATCACTAGATGGGAAGGATGCGCTTCTTCTTGCTGTTGCTTTTAAATTTTTAACATCAATATCAAAACATGTTTGAATTGCTATACCAGTTCCTGTAGCACCAGTATTTAATGAAATATCACGAATAACTACTCCTTCGTGCCCCTCAACGGTTAATGCAATTTTTGATGATCCGCTTGGTGGAATAATTTTTAAATTTGAAATATGAACTTTACCACCAGTCAGTTTGGTCATAGTCATAGAGCCCGAAGCATAGGTGTCTGGTGAAGTTGAGTATGTTTTTATATTAGTAGAATTTGTTGGATCTGCTACTTTGAAAAAACAACCATCTCTATAATAATTTCTGTGAGGTCCAAAACTAAAATCAGTAGGATTGTATGCAACAATAACATCACCCTCAGACAATCCGTGTGCTGTTGAAAATGAAATAACATTACCACCGGCCTGTATATTGGATGCTAAATTTGGCAAAGAACTTCGTGTGCATACTAATTTTAATTCACCATTCGTAGAAAAATTTAAAACCGAACTATCACCAGATCCATATAAATGAATATTTGCATTTGATATAGTTAGTGTACTTGTTATTTTATATGTTCCTTGTGGAAAAAACAATGGAACATTTGCATTAAAAGCCAATTGAATAGCGGCTGTATCATCAGTTACACCATCTCCAGTTGCTCCGTAATCCTTTATGGATTTTATGTCGCAAACTTTACTGCTGATAGTTCTTGAGGTACAAGTCATAATTCTTCCTTTAAATTATTTGGTACTATATTTAGTTGTCAGAATGCTCCACCGTCAAGCGAATTGGAATTTTTCCATTCGATACCATCATACTTCAATACTTCATTTGAAGTCGGTGTTGTGATGGTTACGTCGCTTAAATCACTTAATGAAATATCAATTGTTCCTGCACTTTTCACAGTCCAAGCAGTGCCATTCCATTCCCATGTAATAGTTCCTACTGTGTAGGTATTGCCAATTGATGGTGTGTTTGGAAATCCTGCCATTTATTATTCCTTTATATGATTTCAAACCAAGAAAAATCTACGGCAACATCTGTCTGATTACTTTTACCGGCCATTGCAATGGTGATTATATCTGAAACTCCAGCTTGTGTTCTTCCTAATTGGAAATTAAAGTCATTTATATCGGATATAGTAAGCAATCCATTGATTTCAATATATCCGCCAATAATATCAGTACCACCTGTATATGATGTTCCAGAACCGTGAAAAGAATATTGAACATTTCCATTGTAGTGATCGCTCCAAGTGACAGCATCCCCAGTAAATGTGGGATTTAGTAAAATTCTGTATTGTGCAGAGGTATTTGCAATTACCAATGCACTTATATTTGATGGAACAATTACAGAATCTAATCTAGAGTCTTTTAAACGCAAAGAAACTACAGGATAGAAAGTACCAGCGGTTGCCAATCTTTTTGGAGATGTTATAGTCGTTGCGACATTATACCGTCTAGAGAATCCTTCAAATCCTGCTTCCGACATTACGCTATTGCATATTTGTTTTGCTGTGGATGCAGATGCGGTTGCTGCTAAATTCTCTATCTCTATACGCAATGGTAGAGTTGCAGTAGTCATGTATGTGGTAGGTCTCAAATTATCATTATGAAATGTATGTGCTATAACAGGTCTTCCATCAACAAAAAATCCAACACGCACATCACCCACACCTAACCATTCAATATCCATTATCAAAATGTTTGCTTTGGTTAGATCTAAAGTTCTGCCACTTGGACCAGTGCCATTGAACTTATCGCCGTTCCAATTCGCTTGGGATACTTTATATGTCTCATCATCAACAGATCCATCAACATATGTTCTCAATACAAGATAAACATCATTTCCATTTTGCTCAAGATAGATTCCATTTTGAGCACCAAAATAACCAACTCTTTGACGAAGGTTTGCTTTCTTTGCTGCAAATACGAAAGTACTTAATACCAATAAAGATTTGCCTGGTTGATATGCAAATACTCTTTTTGTTTCTCTATAAACCTTCGCACCCGAAGCGGTTGTTAGATTTAAATTAATCGCACTTTCATTTGGTTTGAATTCTGTAGAACCACCACTAGTGGTTAAAGTATCCCATTTATCATTTTCTTGATAACGGTGCTGTGAATCAAACAGAGTAAATGGTGTGCTTACTTTAAGACGAGCAAAAGCATCAATTGCTTCGCCGTTAAATCGTATTTGATCGTTAAATAGGTAACTCATATGATTCTCCATCCATCTCTGTAAATAAACTGTAATGCACCATTACTGATATTTAAAATTGCGGACTCTTCATTATCTATGAAATCGTTTGTATTGCCAGGAACAATTTCAATGTAGCGATTAGCATATCCTGCTTGTCCAGATTCATCTTTTACTGTAATAGTTTCTCCAGTAACTGGTGTTGTTGGAAGAGTAATTGTAACTATTCCGGCGTAGTTTACACCAATATAATAATCTAAGGATGACGCTTGATATGATGATGTGGTTACTGCTTGTGTGTGATAAACAGGCGACAAATTAATAGAGGGTACTACAGAAATTTCTACCCATTGAGATGAATCACCATCGTCAATGTAAACAAAGTATCTACCAGTTAAACTATTAAACCATCTATCACCATTGATTGCACCTTCGGGTGGAACCGGAGCATAAGTGAATCTATTTGCTACCGTAGTTCCACCACCAGAGATATCGATGTTGATATTCTTGCCATCAGAAGAAACCGATGAAATACCAGTTCCTGTGAAGTTTATACTTTTAGCGGCAGAAGTAAGTCTACTTCCTTCATGTTTAACAATAAGGTTTCCACCACCACCGCCTTGTGCGCTATGTTTTCCTACATGTGCAACAAGATCATTTAAATACTTAGATTCTATCGAAAGAGTTTTCTTTTCGAGTTTCAAAGGAAACGTAGCAGCAACTACACCGGGTTCTCCAGTATCTCCTTTAGGACCAATTGATCCTGCTTCTCCCGCTACACCAGCAGGTCCCTGCGGACCTACATCGCCTTTTGCTCCCTGAGTTCCCTGTATACCTTGAGCGCCGCGTTCTCCCTTTGGACCAGTTTCGCCCGCTTCTCCCTTATCGCCGCTCGGACCTCTGTCTCCTTTAGCACCGCGAGGACCACGTGGACCGGGTGGACCAGATAACCCAATAGGCCCTTGGGGACCGGTATCTCCTTTTTCGCCCTTTTCTCCTCGCGGTCCAATTGGGCCAACTTCTCCCTTATCTCCAGTATCTCCACGGTCACCTTTAGGACCAATTTCGCCTTGTAATCCATCTGTGCCCCTTTCTCCGGTGTCACCCTTTGGACCTTGAATACCTTGTGGACCAATATCGCCTGGTTCGCCCTTGTCTCCCTTTTCACCTTTCTCTCCGCGATCACCAATAAATCCACGTTCTCCACGATCACCCCTTTCACCCTTGTCTCCCTTTAAACCGGGAAGCATAATAGGAGTTGGTGCTTCAAGTTGTTTTGGTTCTTCTTTAATTACTTGAGCAACAGAATCATCAATAACACCTTCACTTGCAACAACAAACAACTTATCAATGATGTTATATTCTTTACCATCTGGATATTTGTCATTACCACCAATGATTTTAAATAATCTGTTTGTTCCTTCTTCTACAAAGCAATATTCACCTATACCGTTTAATTTCACAATATATGGTTTATTGCCCTCTTCTGTAAGAAACTGAAATGTTTCAGAAAGGATTATATTA